CCCCTTTTATCGAATTTACCTTGATCTCTGACATAATTAACTAGGTTTTGGGTTAGCGTCTTTAACCGCTTTGATGTGGGTTGCCCACGTTCCAGTTGTATCTAGTTTACCTGCAAGCATATCTGCATACAACATATCCAATTGATTTCCATAACTATCATATTTTGTAGAACCATTTGTTGTTCTATCGGTTTTGTACTTAACCGCAAGTGCTTCAGCGTCTAGCGTAACTCTTGCAGCGTCAATATCAGATTGAACAAGAGTAATCTGTGAGCCGTCTGCCTTAAAAGCACCTGTATCGTCATTAATAACTACAGCATTTGGATATGCTTTTCTTATTGCTTCATGGTCTAAACTCATGCTGCTACCTCCGTAAGTGTCATTAAGCAGCCACCTCTCTGAGTGCTGTCATGACCTCTTCTATTTAAATATTGAACATAATTAGTGCTTGCATTATTATGACCTTGTAATTTATAGACAAGATTTGAACCTGCATTTTGACCATGTGTATCTACAAATCTTAAATTTAAAATATCAAAATCATAAATAGCAGTACTGCTGTCAACATAATAAGCAAATGTAAAATTCGCACCACTATAAGCTAATAAGTCTGTACTATCTCTTACTAACTTAAAATAAGCGTGTGTATTATGTGATCTTCCTATACATAAACTGAAGTCGATAATTATTTTGCTACCACTTGCTACACCATTTATTGTTGCTGTAAGACCAGTTATATCTGTAAAACTTGTTGTGTTCCAGCTTACTATTGATTCCTGTCTAACACTAACAAATTGAAGGGTTTTACCTCCCCCTGCTGCTGCAAAAGCTAAATTTCCTGACCCATCAGTTTTCATAAACTGACCAGCCGAGCCATCGGCCACAGGTAACTTGAATGCTATATCAGATGATGCTGGATTTGATGCTGGTGCGTTTAACGAAACACCATTTCCTTCTGAGTGGTTTAGTTTAATCTTTGCTGTCATGGTTAACTAGGCTCAGTAGGAAAGGTAACAGAACTCATATCTAAATTACCATCAGAATCTAGAGTTGGGGTGCTACTAGCTGGTAAATCACGCAAACTTTGACGATATGTTTTCCAAGCATCTGCAAGTGTTAAATCAGAACTAGCTCGCCAATCTGTAGCAGCTAATAATTTATCTCTTTCTACTCTTAATAATCTCATTGATTCTGCATTGGTTAATCTTGTAACCTCTGTATTAATTTCGGATTCTGTTGGAGCTGTTTCGCTTTCATTCCATTCTAATCCAGAATATTCATAACCATTCCAACTCCAACTTTTTGCTGGTTTAAGTGATGCTAATGCTTTATGTACGTTGTATAACATTAGGTATCTCCAAGACGTAGAAATGTAGCACAGTTTCTATTTGATGAGGAAGAACCATCTAGTGAAACTGTTGCACTACTGTAAATTCTAAATTTAACTTTCACTTGAGTCACATCTGTAACATCTACAAAAGTTTGACAATTACAATTACCATAACTATATGTACCTACATCTTCAATAGAGACAATAGAACTTGCCCGAGCAGAATAACTGCTATTGTCTGTAGTGATGTATATATCAAAACTGTTAACATCATCACGACCAGTTTCTTCAAAATAACCTTGCCACTCCACTTTATAAATTCCTGTAGAAGGGAATGTAAATACACCTCCACTTTCGGTCATTCCACCACTACCTGTAAGAGTTCCTTGACCACTACCATCAACTCTTTCCCAATTACTTGTTAAAAAATTTTCACCATTATTTAAAGCTACACTTGTGTTTATTCTAAACTGATCTGCCATTGATATTCCACTAGATATTCCAGAAATTTTTGATGCAGCTATTGCAGCACTTGCATTTACATCTGCGTTTACAATAGAGCCGTCAACAATATTAGATGAATTTATTTGTAATCCAGTGATTGTGTCATTTGAGCCGTTTAGTACTAAAGCCATTATGGAATCGTTACAACTGAAGGGCTATTTATTGTTAGTGTAGCATTTATTGTTAGAGGGCTAGCAACTAAAGCGTTATGATTTGCAGTTATTGTGTAATCACTATCCATTGTATTTTCTGATTCATGAAATATAGCCTCACCGCCTCCACCTGTAGCACCGCCTCCACCTGCTTCTGCCCATGAAAGCGTACCTGATGCATTTGATACTAAAGCATGACCACTAACAGCCGCATCGGTTGCTGGTAATGTCCAAGTTATATTACTTGTAATAGTCGCAGGTGCTTGGAATGCTACATAATTAGAACCATTTGCATCTGCTTCTACAAAACGTAAATCTTTTTGATTATCTAATAACAAATCACCTGTTAAAGTACCACCTGCTAAAGGTAGTTTCGTTGAGTCTGTTTGTGTAGGTAGATTTGTTAAATTAGCACCACTTACAGCGGGTAAAGTTGCAGGGAATCTTGCATCAGGTACAATGCCAGAACTTAGGTTACTAGCATTTAATGCAGAACCATCAATAAAACCTGCACCATTTGTAAGTTGATTGTTATTTGTAGGTATTGTTGGTTTATTTAACAGGTCATTATAATTAACTACATTAGAATTTGTAGATACAGCATTACCCATATAAGCGTGTGCTGAACATTGATAATGTAAAACTAACGGTGTTGTATCTGTAATTGCTATTTGTGTATATGCACCGCTAGATCCTGGTGTACCGCTTGTAGTAACGCCTGTTGTATATGCTGTTGTTTTATCTGCTTCTAAATAAAATCTCAAGGGATGGTTTGCATTACTGCTATCAGCTTGATCAAATTTATATGTCCTACCTGGTGTAAGTGTTATAAATGGTGCTTCATAACCATCAATTTTATAACCGCTACTAGACCCACTACCGTTATACCTATGTGCAGCAGTTTTACTTACAACTGTTACTGTTAATGTTTTGGTTGATCCTGTATAGGTTGCCTGTACTGTGGCAAAACCTCTAATATTTCCATCATTTTGTAATGTAAGATCACCTGTAAAAGTAGGGTTTGTACTAGAACCAGGATCTACCCAACTAAGATTACCACTTGCATCACTTGCTAAAACATAACCACTAACCCCTGCATCTGATGCTGGTAGTGTCCATATAAGATTAGATGTTACGGTAGCAGGTGCTTTAAATCCTACATGGTGTGATGAATCAGAATCTAAATATCTAAATTCTTTTTGACCAGATACAGAAAAATGTTCTGATGATGTCCATGAATCTGTAGCATCTAACCAGTTTATAGTTTTATCTGTTGCACCTTTTAAGGTGATACCACCTCCATCTGCCGTTGTATCTGATGGTGTAGATACCTTACCAATTTCTATGTTTTTGTCCTCAACACTGAGGGTAGTTGTATCTATGGTTGTAGTAGTTCCATTTACTGTAAAATTACCTGTTACAACTGCATTACCGCTTACATTTAGGTTAGTGCCTACTGTAAGATTCCCTGTTAATAGTCTATTTGTATCTGGTATTGGTACATAATCAAGTGATTGCCATGCTGTTGATCCATCACCTATTTTAAACTTCTTAGTATCTGACTCTATACCCCATTCACCTGCTAATAAAACAGTATTATTAGAAGTCCAATTACTAGCTGTATCTCTTCTTTGCTTTTGTAAAGCAGTTAGTGTAATAGTCATAAATTATGCAGAACCTCTTGCATCTATTATATTAGTTCTAGCAGGTGATGAGCTACTTGTTAAGGCATCTAATATATAAGTTCTTGCAGTACTTCCAGAATCCCCAGCATCAAATATTAAATCACCAATATCTATAGGTACTGATACAAGTTCTATTTCTACATTCCATTTGCTTACAATCCCATCAGATATAGTTGGTGGTGTTGCATATAACCATGCAAAATCGGTAACTAATGCAACAGGTGGTGTTGTATATCCACTCCATGTACTAGATGATAAAAAGAATATTTCAAAACTACCACTTTGCCCATCGTAATGTGTTCTTATAAGATTAACTTGCGTTTCTGTTAAATTATCAAATGTTAATTGTAGTGTTTGGTTTATACGTCTATTACCCCTTCTAAAACCTGTTGTAGCACCACTAGATGATGATTGTATAGCACTAGGAAAATCACCCTGCGTATATAGTCTAGATGTTGGAATTATTGAAGGAAAAGTAGCCATTATGTAGGTACGCTAATTAGCTCTATAGATGTACTATACCTATTTGGTGAAGATATACTAATTTGAAAAGATTGAGCATACCGCCATTGGTAACTACTACTGCTAACAGGTGGTGTAGAGTAACCAGCCCATACAGAACTAGATAAATCAAAAGGTACAATAGATCCATTTTGTCCGTTGTAATGTGTTAGTAATGTTTGTGCTTCTGTTTCTGTTAAATATTCGTATGTAATAGTTAATCTTTGTGCAATTCTTTTTGCACCTACCTTAAATCTAACATTACCACCACTTAAACCTTCATGGGTATTTTGAGGGTAGTCCCCATATACTAATGCCCTTGTTTCTGGTTCTAATGATGGAAATGTTGTCATTGTAAAACCGTAAAAGTGCCAGTTGTTATTTCTAAAGATATTTCAGATTTAGTATTAGTATCTAAAGGGAAATGTGCAGCTTCTATATTACTAACACCATCATTATCATAAGTAATACTGCTAACTTGATAATAATTTATTTCTGTCCTGTCATCACCTACACTATTTTCACGTTGTAATTGTAACTTTATAATATTTGTAGGTATTAAAGTTGTTGTTAATAACGGTGTAGAAAAACTTATATTGTGTGTGCTATGTTTTCGTCTTGCTAGCTCATATTTTGCATATAATATTGCATGGTTTACATCAGCACAAAAATCACTCATATCAAATTGCTCTGTAGGTGAATCTAAAGCACTACTAGTAAACCTTACACTTACTGTTTTTCTTCTTGCAACTGCTGTAGGTAAACATTCTGTATAGATGCAATTAGCAATAAATTCTCTTCTTTCTTCTACACTTAAATAGCCCTTTTTAAATGATCCTTGAATAATATTAGCTTCTGTAAATGTAGCAGTAGGGGTTAGTGCTGTTGTATCAATTTGATTACTACCGTTTATAGGTAAAATTGGCGCAAATTGATATTTACCACCTACAGATAAAAAAGATAAAAAATAATATGGAGATGTTTTTGTTATAAAGTCCACAATATTAACAGCCTTAGAAATTATGCCATTAAAAAACATACTGTTATTAGTACAAAATGTAGATAAACTTTGTAAATTACTTAGTTCCACAGGTGCAACTATTGTTGCTGTATTATTACCATCAATTTTTTTATATAGCTTAAATAAATGCATTGCTAAATCTATAAATTGATTACTAGCACCATTTGTATAACTAGAACCAGATAAACCTGCACTAAATAAATCTACTTTTACACCTTGTTCATAAAATATATAAAGTTGTTTTGTAGCAGTAGGAAAAGTACCAGCAGAAGGAATATCAAACAAATTACCTGATACGGCTAAAAAAGTAATATCAGCAAAGGATGAATTATTATTAGATGTATTTTGTATAACTTTACTTGTACCTACAGTAGTTTCAATCTGTACACCGTCTAACGTTCCACTACTTGCAGGGTTGCTTCCTATTGTTTGATTATTAACAGAAACAAAAGTATATTTAAAAATAAATTTAGTTCTACCACTACTAACCGCATTAAGTCCGTTTAAGGTTGATTGCGAATAATCACCCGCTGCTACTGTTGCTGTGTTTATTGGTGGTATTAATTCACCGTTATTAAAAGAAATAATATCAAGAATTTCACCTGGATTTCTACCACCTATAAGGGTTCCACTACTATTAAAATCTTGATTAAATCCAAAATTACCTGAATAATTAATAAAAGTTTGGTAAGCAGTTGTTATATTATCGCCTGTTTCAGCATCAAATACCTGTAAAGACATAACAAAAGTACTATTTGAAGTATCACCTGTCCCGAATGTTTTATATCTGTCTCCACTAAAATCAAGCCCTAAATCAGCTTCAATAACTAAGGCAGAACCAGAAGACGCTGGTAATAATTCTGTTAAATATGTATATATATCATTACCACAAAAAAGACCTGTACCTGTTATAGGGCATGAGTTAGGAGATGAGGCTAATGATGCTGCTGTACTATATATATGACTTAATGTAATACTAGTATCATCTAAAAAACTAAGTTTTGTTAAACCTGTATATGCCTTAGATTTTATTGGTGTACTTGCAATTTCACCTTGAGATATCACAAATAATAGTTTTTGAACAAAACTAGAAGTACCTGCTTTTATTAAAGATGGTTGCATCCAAACACCACCAATATTATTAGATCTTTTAGCAAAAACGATAGGTACAGTTTCACCAGTTGTTGCTATTTTTTGTGATACATCAAGATCACTATTAGGTTTTTTAAAATTATCTAAACTTTCATCTAATATTTGTGCATCTTGACCTACCTCTGATTTTTTTTGTGGTTCACTTGTAAATAATGGTCGCATTTTTGCACCACCGGCAATAAAAGAATATTTTCTAGGCATTACTCATTCTCCATATTGTTAATATAAGGCAAAAGGCTAGGAGGTACTACAAGTAAAAAACTTTTTATATTTTTTATTTTTTTTGTACCAGTTAAAACTGTATCATCAGCTAATTTATATATTCTTTTATCACTAATAATTTCACCAGTAACATCATTTACTTCACTGCCATCTTCTAAAATAGCGTTAATTTTAACAGCAAAAACTAAATTATTCATGTTGCTATAAACCTACCCATTAAATCACTACTAATACGCCTTGATGGTACTTGTGCTTTTTGTTTTGATATTGCAGGGCTAACTGTCCATGTAACAGTAGTATCATCAACTGATGCATTGTCTATAGTGCCTGTAAATCTACAAATAAGAGAGGCAGAATTAGAAAATGTATCTTGTCCTATAGATTGAGTATATAAAGATGCAATAACAAGACGATCTCCTGTAATTGCTGTATCAGTAAGATCAATAATATTTGCAGTAGCAGCTAAATTTATTGTTAAATCACTAATACTTGATGCTTCAGTAGATGCAAAACCACTAGCATCAAAAGCTAAATAACTAAAATTCATTGTTTGATCTATAGCTGAATCTGCTGTTAAATTTTGTGCGGATTGATAAAAATTTTGGTATGCATTGGTAGGTGATCTTTTACCATTACTATCTAAAACGCTAGATTTATCAGCGTAATATTCTAAAAAAGTTAATATATCAAAATTAGCCATTTATGCCATACCTAGTGAACGTCTAGTTCTTAAATCAGATTGTAGTAGTGTTAATGTTTGATCTATACCACTTTGAACAGCAGAAGATAAATCATTTGTAGTAATAAAATTAGTACCATCCATTTGTGTTACAGCACCCGTTGTAATGTTTACGTTAGGTCTAGAAATATAACCACCTTCTGCAAATCTAGGTATTGCTGCTGAGCCTCTAAGACCTGATAAATAATTTTTAGAAAATTGTCCGGCCTTTCTAGCTGGTACAACATATTCAGAGCCAGCTTCACCTGCGTATATTAGTTGTGGACTTGATACAACACCACCAGCAGCCATACCAGGGGGTGTTCCTCCTCCGCTACTACTACCGCCTCCTGTATTCCTTTTTCTTCTTAGTCTTGAAAGCCTAGATAATATTTTATTTATAAAACTAAGAAAAGATCTTAATGGTGCGGTTGCTGCACTAATAGCACTTTTTACAATATTAGGTATTACATTAAAAGCCGCTCTAATGCCATTAACAACACCATTAAATACATTGCCTACAAATTGAGCATAAGCAACAAAAGGGGCTACTAATACTTTTCCTATAGCAGCCATAGCTGCACCTATTTGATCTCTGAATTTAAATATTAAAACTGCAACACCTGCTATTGCTAAAGGTATAGCCGCACCTGCCAATAAAGGTGCAAAAGCAGCAATTAATCCACCAACACCTGTTACTAAACCACCTATAGCAGGTACTACAGCAGCAAATATTGCCCCAAGTTTTACAGCAGCTATAGCCTTGATTGAAATAACCATCGCAGCAAATAAAGGTACTATTGTTATTATTGCTGGTAAAAGTAATGCTAACCCTATACTTATTGCCTTTATTGGGGCAGGTAAGGCAGCAAATCTTTCCGCACCTTTACCAATAATTTCAACTAGTTTTGTTAGTGCAGGTAATACAGCTTCAGTAAGTTGTACTTTTAATACATTAAATTTTTCTCCCATCTGTGCTACATCATCATTTAATTTTGCCATTCTTTCTGCACTAAGTTGTGTAAAACCAGTACTAAGATTTTGTATTGCTTCACTTCCTTGGTTCATAATAGGTATTAACTTTGCACCCATACCAGTACCAAATATTTCAGCAGCTAAACCTGCCGCTTTATTTCTATCTTCCATAACTCTTAATTTGTCACTTATTTCAAAAAAAGTTTGATCTAAAGGTTTTAGTGAACCATCAGCATTAGTAACACCAAGTTTTAAAAAATCAAAAGCTTTTTTTGCAGTTCCCATTCCTCTTGATGCATCTAACATATTTTTTGATAATGTTGGAAATGCTTTACCTAATGTTTTAAAATCTGTACCTCCTAAATCCGCAGCCTGTCTTAATTTATCTAATACAGGTACAGCTAAACCTGTTTTCTGGCTCATCTTTTCTAACTGATCACCTAACTGTAAAGTATCATTTACTAATTTTCCTAAACCAGCTACACCTATAGCAGGTGCTAAAGCCTTTAATGTACCAAAAGCATTACCAGCCGCAGTTTTAAGTTTATTCATGGCTGTAGCTGTATTATTAGTACTCGTCTTTAATTTTCCTAAACCTTTTGTAAGTCCACCTATCTCATTCTGGCCTGTTACCTGAGCCTTAATTGTATAAGAGGTAGATAGATCCATTATTATTTATTATCTTTATTAAATGTTTCTACTATTTTAGCCTCTAATACCTGTAAGTCAGCAAGTATTTGTAAAGGTTTTTTTATTTCGTCTTTTTTCAATTCAAATATCCATTTTATTGCATTGTAATCTAAACCATAAATAACACCCTGATCCATTCTCCATTGAGTTTGTATATCTAAAAATAATGTAATAGCTTGCCAGTTCTCTTCTAATACTTCAAACATTTGTACTTCTTTTTTTTCTTCTAATGGTTGATCAAATAGGACTGCATCATCTTTATCTGTTTCATCTATAACACGATCACCGCACCAAAACAATGCAGCCCCTTCTAGTTTTTTGTTTTCTGTTTTGTTACTTCATTAAAATATTTTTCTACTAATATATTTGCTAAACCTGCAAT